CACGGTTAGACGTAGGCAGGTGAAAGCATGGGACGACAATATTACTTCACCCATGATAAAAGACTTTTACCACTGGAACATGGAATACAACGAAAACGGCGACATTAAAGGTGATTACCAGGTTGATGCTCGCGGCACTTCAGCGCTACTCGTCAAAGAAACACAAGCCGCAGCTATAACCAACTTCTTGGGCGTAGTCGGCAGTAACCCGGTATTTGCACCAGTGTTACAACTAAAAGCCGCAGAGATACTCAGGCAGTGGGCGAAAACGCAAAGCTTGCCTGCTTCAATGTTGCCGACTGATGAAGAATTAGAGGAATTCATCAAGAAGCAACAGGAACAACAGGGCGAGCAGCCTCAAGACTCAGCTATTGCAGTTGAGCAAATGAGAATGGATCAGCAACAAGCCAAATTCAAATTTGAATATGAAATGTTTGGGGCAAAAGTTCAGGCTGGCTTGCAAGAGGCCGCATCTAAAGAGCGTATCGAAATGATGCGCCTTGCTCAGAACGATAAGATAAATACTGAAAAGCTAATCGCTGACTTGAAAAAGAACCAAGCCAAGCTTGATAGTGATTGGCAGCAGTTTATGGCCGAGTTAAATATTAAATATAAGTTTGAAAGCCCAACGGCTAACTACGGACTAGGCGAATGAGTCAATTAATCCACTCAGCAGCATGGCTCAAGATTAAAGCTGCCCTTGAGTCTGATAGAAAAGACTTAGTTGAACAGTTAGTTAGGCAGGATAACCCAGAAGTTCGCGGCAGCATCAAACAGATTGATGACATATTGGACCGCTATCCAGCACACATTCTAGCAATTAAAGAAGAGGAATAACTATGGCTAAGTATAGAAAGAAGCCAGTCGTTATTGATGCGGTTCAATGGTTTAAAAATGGCGATCATCCTGAAGATGGAAGTGAAACCTTTGATTCCGGAAAATTTAAAGGAGAGAAGTTTGAAGGGAAGGTGGTTCGCTATTTCAGAACTCCTGATGTTGATGGCAAATCTAGTTGCAAACAATGCAGTAATAACATGCACTCTCATGGCTGGATAGATACGCTAGAAGGTGGTCACATTGTTTGCCCTGGTGATTTTATTATTACTGGAGTTAAGGGCGAAAAATACCCTTGCAAGCCTGATATTTTCCAAGCCACTTACGAAACAGTTTAACCGCTGACTGAGCAATCACTCGGCAAACCAGAACCCACTCATTGTAGTGGGTTTTTTATGACTGCGAAAGCACTCAAACACAGAGAAACCCATGAGTAACAATGAAAATAAACCGCAGATCGAAGAAATCGACGAGGCGGCAGCTTTGTTCGCACAAATAACTAGCGAGGACTCTGACAAAGACTCCGGTAAGCCGGTTAATGAAGATTCAAAGCTGGATCAAGATGACGACACTGACACGGATGAAGGACAAGACGATAGTGGTGAAGGACAAAGCGATCAGGAAGACGATCCTTGGCAGTCGGCACCTGAAGCCTTGCGCCAACAGTATCAGACTCTAAAACAAGCCCTCCAAAAGTCTCAAAACGATTACCAAGCAGTTTACAACCGATTAGCCCCAACACAACGGGATCTAGAAAAGTTTAAAAAACTGGTTGCTGAGAGTGAGCAGGCAAAAGGTGGCAAGCCGAAAGAAGACGCGCCAACTCAGGAAGATTTAAACGGCATGACCGATGAAGACATCGAGGCCGAATATCCAGAGTTAGCAGCATTTCTCAAGGCAAGAGATAAGCAACTCAGTCAAATGATTGAGGAAAAGCTTAGTCCTCTGCAAAAAATACAGCAGGAACGGGAGCAAGAGCAGCAGAAGAAGATCATTGACTCTGAATTATCTCGCGTCGAAGCCGCTCACCCTGACTTTAGAAATGTGGTAGCCGATCAAGCGTTTCAAAACTGGCTAGCAGGCCAGCCCAACGCTATCAAGCGCATCGCAGAAAGTATGGATGCAGATGACAACATAGCCCTGCTTAATCTCTACAAGGGTACACGCCAACCGGCTAAACCCGCAAACAAAACCAAGGACTTATCTAATCACGTTGCTATTCCCCGCAAAGGCGGTGGAAAGCCATCAAGTGACTTGGATAGCTCCGATCCAGTTGAACTTTTTAATCGAATTACCACTTAGGAGTAAATACCATGTCTAGTGATTATGGTGACTTAGGCGTAGGCGCTGGCGTCTTCGCAGAAAAAAAAGCGTTAGAATATGCAGAGCCTATTATTGTTTTGAACAAATTAGGTGACGCTAAACCGATGCCAAAAAATGCCTCGAAAGTTATGCGCTTTCGTCGCCCACAGGTGCTAGCTGCAGCTACTACCGCATTAACTGAAGGCACTCGCCCTTCAAGCACCAACTTCCGTTATGACCGTTTTAACGCCACTGTTCAACAGTATGGCGCATGGATGGAATTAACTGACGTAGTTAAAGACTTGCATGAAGATCCAGTTGGTTCCGACATGCTAAAAATCGCGTCACAGCAAGCGGCTGAAACCGTTGAAATGGTGGCATACGGCAAGTTAATTGCTGGTACCAACGTTTTATACGCAAACGGCGCTGATCGTGACGAAGTAACCAGCACCATCACGTTATCAACTGTACGTAAAGCTGTGCGTGTGCTTTTGGCAAACCGCGCAAAACGTATTACTGACGTGTTAAGCGGCAGCGTTAACATTTCAACTACACCCATTGAAGCGGCCTTTGTTGCCGTTTGTCACACAGACATCATTGCCTCAGTTCGTGCAATGCCTGGTTTCGTGCCAGTGGCTAAGTACGGCAATCGCAAAGTTATCTGTGCTGAAGAAGTGGGCAGCGTTGAAGATGTGCGCTTTATTGCCTCGCCTTTATTCAACCCTTGGGCTGATGCAGGTGGCGCGAAAGGCACTGGTGCGTCTGAGTTAATCTCAACCACCGGCACAAGTGCTGATGTATACCCCATCTTAGTCATGGGTATGCATGCGTTTGGCCATATCGCGTTAAAAGGCAGTCAAGAAGCTGGCGGCGCCATCAAGCCAATGCTTCGCAATCCTGGTACGCCTACTTTTGGTGACGAACTGGGTCAAAACGGATCAGTGGCATGGAAAACATACTACTGTTGCGAAATCCTCAATGACTTGTGGATGGTGCGTATTGAAGCGGGTGCGTTAGCAACTCCTTCTAACACCTAATAAGCAAGTAGCAAATACAGCCTCGGCATTCGCCGGGGCTTTTTTTGGGAAAAATAAAATGTTCAAAATCACTACTTCAACATCGAAGCAAGATATTGTTGATTACGCCGACACTGAATTAGGTGCCAAGCTTAATATTGAAGACACCAAAGCGAAGTTAACTGAGCAGGTTCGTGAGCTTGAAAAGGCCGCTGGCATTACCGTAGATGAAGCCGCAGATAAGCCGGAAGTTAAAGACGTTTCCAAGTCAAAGAAAAAGCCCACTAAAGCGGTTATTCGCATTCATCAACCACCTTCGCGTGATGACGAAAAAGAGCCGGACACTCACTGGCAAGGCGTTTTGAATGGCGTTAACTACCAAGTCGCTTACGATGAAGAAGTTGAAGTGCCTTACGGCATTTATGGGATCTTAAAAAATGCGGTAGAAACCAAGTTTCACACCAAGAAAAACCCAAAAACCGGGCAGAATGAAACTATATCTAGCCGTGTTCAGCGCTTTCCATTTTCATTAATCAGAACAATTGATTAATCACTATGACCTTTCTTGATATTTGTCGCGCCGTTCGGAAAAAAAGCGGTGTAAGTGGTGACGGTCCCGCTACGGTGATCGGGCAGACTGGCATAATGGAGCGTATTGTCGATTGGGTTCTTGATGCTGAGCGTGACATTGTAGCGTCTAAAGACCAATGGCAATTTTTGCGTCTTGTTGCTACCGGCACGTTAACCGCCGGACTGTACCGCTATACCGTTGATTCTCTTGGTATGTCACCAACTAAAACGGTTAATAACGTTTACGTGGCTGGGCAGTCAATTGAAGTGGTTAAATATCAGGACTGGATAAACAACATCGTTGAATACGGTGATTATTCAAAAACGGGTAGGCCTTCAGTGGTGACGTTAACGCCCGATCAGCGCTTACAGGTTTGGCCTACTCCAACTGAAACCTTAGCTGTGACAGTTGATTATTACCGTCAACCTACCACAATGGCTAATAACTCTGATGCCAGCATCATTCCTGCTTTATATCACCAAGCAATCGTGCATAGGGCGCTTATGTTCTATGCCGATTACGAAGAAGATATGTACCGGTACGGGCGGTCGGAAGTTGAGTTTAATCAATGGATGGCAAGGCTGTTAATCGAGCAATTACCAAGCTCAGACTTCAAGCGCGGTGTATTTGGTGGCTGATACCCAAGTAAAAGGCGTCATTTTAAAAGGCGGCGTTAACCTTGCTGGTTCTGTCTTGGAATTAGAGCCTGGCGAGTGCGTTCAGCTATTTAACTATGAAGTTAATTCGTTAGGTCGCAACCAGAGAATATTGGGCTATGAGCGCTTTGACGGGCAACCGGCACCATCCGCTACCATATCAAGCGATTTAGTAGGCTATCCTTTTGCCGATGATGAAACTGAAGTTGCCGCCATTTTAGCGGAAAAAGCATCGAGACGAGCAGACATTCAAGCGGTTCCAGGTGAGGGGCAAATACGTGGCGTTGTGTCATATAACGGCGTGGTGTATGCCTTTCGCGATAACGTTGGGGCGACTGAATGCAAGATGTATAAATCAAGCGCTTCAGGCTGGGTATTGGTAACTACACCAACATTATCACCTGGTGGCCAGTATGAATTTGTGCAAGCTAACTTCACCGGATCAGCCGCAAGTAATAATCTTTACGGGGTTGATGGGGTTAACAAGCTATTTTCGTTTGACGGCACTACCTTCACTCAAATAACGGGCAGAATAACACCGGACGCGCCTATTCATTTAGAAGTGCTGCCATCACAGGTTTTACTGCTGGCGTATCGAGGCGGTTCATTTTTGTTTAGCGCAGTTGGCGATCCAACAACATTTGACCCGGTGGATAACGGCGGGGAAATTGCTGTATCGGACGAAATAACTGGGATGTCTGTGCAGGCCAATAATTCATGCGCCATATTTTGCCGCAACAGAACGTATGTGCTTTACGGTAAAAGCTATGTCGATTTTGACTTGCAAACACTGTCAAGAAATACCGGTGCAATGCCCGGATCAATTCAAACTATATCAGATGCAATCTACTTGGATGATAGAGGGCTAGCCAGATTAGACCGTGTTCAGCAATTCGGTAACTTTGACATGGCAACGGTCAGCCAGAAAATAGAGCCGTTGTTACGTCGTTACATCACCAGAGTAACAGCAAGCTTTGTAATCAAAGAGAAGAATCAATACCGGCTTTGCTTTGATGATGGCACGGGCATCATTGCCACGATGTATGGGCAAGAGGTGTCGGGCTTTAGCAGCTTCGATTTTGGGCGAGTAGTTCGCTGCGCTTATTCAGGTGAAGACTCAACAGGCAAAGAGGTTGTGTATTTTGGCAGCGATGATGGCTTTATTTATCAAGCAGAGAAAGGCAGTAGCTTTGATGGTGAAGAATTATCGTTTGTGTGCCGCCCTGCATTCGCTAACTTTAGAAGCCCGGACAGTAAAAAAAGGTGGAAGAAGTTAATTTTAGAAGTCGATACCGCAGGCACCTGTACGCTCAACGTCACACCAGATTTTAACTATTCAGATCCAGACGTACCCTTTGAAGGCTCCACAGAGATAGTAGTTATGGGCGGCGGTGGCTATTGGGATGAAGCGATATGGGATGAAAGCCGATGGTCTGCAGCGAGTACATTCACGGCAGACATCTATATTCATGGCGTGAGCAGGAATATTTCTGTTGTCGTTTCTGGCTCAACCACTGAAGACCCGCCCCACATTTTAAATAGCTATTTAGTTCACTACTCACCTAGAGGTCGCAGACGATAACATGAGTAATTCGTTTTATAACTATACCGTTCCTGTTGCGCCCGGCACGACAATTCGATCTGATAAATACAACACGGAC